AGCATGCCTGAAGGCCCTGCAAGAGTAGCGGCTCAAAAACTAGTGGATGCAGAAAAAGAAAAGTTAAGGGAGCAGTATAGAAGAGCTGGAGCTGGCGGTGGAGCTGGTGGCTCTTCAACACTCCCCCCCGGATTTAAACTGGATTAATAATAATGGCCCTTCAAACAGCTACTAATCCAAAAACCGGTGAACGTGTAGCTCTTGTAGATGGGCAATGGGTTCCTATAGCCCAGACTGCCACTAATCCAGAGACCGGCGTACGAATTGGGCTAATAAACAACCAGTGGATGCCACTGCCTCTTAGCGCTGGGTTAGGGCGTCAAGCTCAAGAACAGCCTGAAGAAGGCACGTCTAATCCGTTTATGGGGGCGTTGGGGCGTGTTGCTGGACTCGCGGGTTCTGGAGTTGATGCCGTTGCGGAAATGGCAGAGCGAGCTGGTGACAGACTTGAACTGGCTATGCCCCTGTCCGGTATTAGCGAAGAAGACATAAAGAACAAGAAGCAGCTACAGCCTTTGTTCGATTTAGCCAAGGGGCTAAAAAACATTGAGAAGGACATCGGCTACAAGCCGACTACAGAGCTAAAAGAGCTAGCTGACAACCCACTCAATGCGGTACCGTTTATTGCCGAGCGTATATTAACGTCTAGTCCAGACATGGCTGCAGCGGTCTACACGCTACCAGCTTATGTAGCTGCACGTACTAAGGAAATCTTAGACGAGCGGGTTAAAAACGATAATAAAACACTGGACGACGCCACAGTCGGGGATATTAGTGCAGCTTTAGGAGCTGCGGCATTTGAAGCTACGTTTGAACGCTTTGCCACCAAAGGCTTGTTTAAGCCTACAGAAGCAGCTACTGGTGCACGTCGTATTGGAAAAGAGGCTGGCATCCAATCAGGCACTGAGTTTGTAGAAGAAGGTGTAGCCTACGCCGGTGAGACTGTCGGCACTCAAGCTGGGTTTGACCCCAAAGAAGCATTCCTGCGAGGTTTAGAAGGTGCTATCGTAGGCGGTGGATTAGGTGCGACTGTACAGGGCGCTAAAGAGTTTGTAGATAGAGGACAAGCTGCCCCTACACCAGAGACTCCTGAGACTCCTGAGACTCCTGAGACTCCTGAGACTCCTGAGACTCCTGAGACTCCTACACCAACTCAACCTGCTCCCGAAGACGTTGCCGCCGCTACGGAATACGTAGCCTCTATAACTGGGCCAGATGACACAAACGATGCATCGTCCGAGTTTCACGCAGAGAAGCTGGGCATACCACTGCCTCCCAAAGACGAGAACTACCTCAACAACCTAAACGCCGCTATTGCCGCAAGGGTGTCTGAATTACAGACGCCTGCTACTAATACCACTGCCGTCGCCGTCGCCGACGCCGACGTTGACGTTGACGCCAGAATTAGACAACGTGCGGATGAGCTAAAGACCTCAAACCGCTTGCCGGAGGACGTGGCTATCTTGGTGGCTACGAATCAAGTTAATGCTGAACTAGGATTGGGGCAAGAAGATGCGCAAACTGAAGCTGGAGCAGGAGTCGGAACAGGAGATCGAGGAGGTACAGGTGTTGAACCTGATGGACGACCAACAACTGGAGGAAGCGTTTCTGTACCTGCGCCACCAGCTCCAATTCAACCAACTACACCCGCACCTACAGGCGCTGAGTCGTCTGGAGTGGTTTCTGACGGAACAGATGTTGGAAGCGTTGGAGGAGGAATCTCAGGAGACTCTGCTCCAGTAGTTGACGTAGCCGATGTAGCAACCCAAACCGCCGCTGCAGTCGGGCAAGAGTTAGCGCCAACTGCAGAAGACACAACAGAAGTAGTTACACCAGCGCAAGAAGCTACAACAGAAGTAGCTGCGCCAACTGCAGAAGACACAACAGAAGTAGCTGCATCGGCGCAAGGAACCGCGCCTTCTAGTGATGTAATTAGTTTGGGCGATCCAGTAGACTTAACTGCTAACGTTCCAGACGTTGCAGCGGGAACGATGTCTCCGAGTTCTACATCCACTACCACCATCGAGCGTGATGGCGAAACTACTACAACCGTCAAGCGTGATGGCGAAACTACTACAACCACAGCTCCTGCTAAAAAGCCAGCTCCAAAAACGGTAGAGGAGCAAACTCAAGCAGACGAAGAGACGCTAGGGTCTGCAGAAGCTCAAGCAGTTGTTGCTGAAGCGCTAGCTAAGCCGAAAACAAAACGTGGTGGTAAGCGCGAAGGCGCTGGACGTACTCCAGCAGCTCTAACTCCAGAAGAACGTGCGGCTAAAGAAAAGGCTACTTCAAAAAGTAAAGCCCCCATGAATGCCAAAAGGCGGGGTATAAAAGAAGCGGAAGCCACCATAAAAGAGGTTACGGATACATCTGGGTTAGAAGGCGTTACAGGCGCGGAGTTACAGCGCGAAGTTAACCTACGTATGGAAAAGTTGCAGAGCGCGGTGAACGTTCTGTACCGTATGAAGCAATCTGAGGGAGGGAGTGCGTACGGTAAGCGAGCTACTGCGGCGTTAGCAAACGAGAACATAAGCCCAAAAATGATAGCCGAGGCTAAGCGAGAGTTTGAAAGAATAGAGCTACTTGGGAAAATAGCTGGGGAAGAAATAAACGATTCCTCTGCTGCGGGCTCTGTTAACGATACGCGCCAAACCGTAGTAGGCCCAGTTAATGATGACATCGCTAATGCTAAGAACGCTCAGCAGCTACTGACAGTTATTGCTAAGAAAAACACGTTCTTTAAGTTATTGGCTGGACGGCTACGCAGTTTTGTTGCTGGCGTGGACGTGGTGGTGCTTGAGACCAACTCGGTGTTACCCGCGCAGTTGTTGCGCAACCTAGATTCTTGGAACTACCCAGATGGGTCAGTCCGTGCTACAGGCTTGATGGTCTCAACCAAGAAGGGTAACAAGCGCACTATCTATCTTCGCGGTAGCTCTTACGGTAAGAACCAAGGGGTTAACGTAGTAACGGCATTACACGAAGTGCTGCACGCAGCGCTCGACCGCAAGCTCAAGACCGGCATAGACTCTATGCTCAAGGACATCCCGCTTGATAAGGCAACGAACGATTTTCTGTTTACCGTCTACGAGCTAATGAACAGGGCTAAGATAGCGTATACCGCCCTCAAACAAAACGGAATGCTGCCCGCAGGTGTGGTAGCCCGTGTAGAAAGTTCTAAGCGGCTAGACGCTGACGGTAATGAAGTATTCGGCGTCTTTGAAGACCCCTATGAGTTCTTGGCGCATGGCTTGACCGAAGCCCCAATGCAGTCGTTCTTGAAGTTCGTGCCCGGAGTGGATAGCCGCAACGCATTTACCAAGTTCCTCGATGCCATTCGCAAAGTGCTTGGCTTACCAAAGGGCGAGACTAATGCCCTTATGTCTCTGGTCAATGTAGCCGACACCATATTGCGTGCGCGTCAGACTAAGGAGATGAAAGCTGCATACGTGCAGAAGTCTCCGTCGGCGCAAAAAGCTGAGCGGGAACAAGAAGAGCTAGACGCAGATGTAGATAACGCTATACGTAAAACAGCGAAGTCTAACAGCAGGATTGAATCTGCTAAATTAGCGTCCAAGTTACAACTACTAAGAGACCCTCGTAAGAACGCATCGGCACTTGCTGAAATGGTGCGTGGAGCTACGGCACAAGGTAGGAAAATTATACTTAATGCGTACACCAACGATGGGCTCGCTGCTGCAGCTAAAGCCGCTGGCCTGCCTAGTGTAGAGGACGTAACTAACCTAATTCAGCGCATGCACGGCATGACTGGGCAGATGTTAGAGGGTGCCCAAGACGTAATGGGTAACGTGTACCGCGCAATGAAAGCGGACCCAACGCTAAACGGTAAACTAAAAGAAATTATTCACGTTGCAACTGTTGCTAGAGTTGACCCCGCCGTTAACAAAAACAACGCCAAACTAAACAAAATGTGGGAGGGGCTGGGTGAAAACGGACAGCGGGAATATCTACGTCTACGAGACTACTACAAAGCGCTGCTGGATTCGTACACGGCGCTGCTAGACAGGCAAATAAGGGACTCGGGCGCAGATAAGAAGGAGCAGACCAAACTACTGGCGGAGATACGCAAGAAGTTTGAAACCGAATCTAAGATCGAGCCGTACTTTCCATTGGCGCGCTTTGGTGAGTACTGGGTCAGCATCGGAGAAAATAAAGGTGATAAAAAGCGCGAGTTCTACATGTTCGAGACTCGTGCAGAGCAGCAAGCGTTACTAAAGGTTATTGCAGAAGAGCGTAAGACAACGGTAAAAGATTTGCTGGACTCCGATGTTAGTTTTGGGGAAAACGCCACTAAAGAAGTACGTAACGAAATAATGGCTTCCAGTGAGCTTAAGGCTTTGTTCAACACAATCGACAACACTGCCTTTACCGGAGATGCGGATAAGGCAAGGAACGATATGAAGGACGCCGTGTACCAAATGTACTTGGCGAGTATGCCGCAGCAAAACCTGCGTAAACAGTTCCAACATCGTAAAGATATTACAGGTTTTGAGACGGACATCTTACGCAGCTTCGCTAAGACCGCGTCTGGGCATGCGTATCAGCTATCCAGAGTAGCGTACATGCAGCGCATAAATAAGTCTGCCAACGCTGCTACCAAGAACGCTAAGAACAATGAAGAGTTAATGGCGTACGCTGCTGAGCTACAAAAGCGTGTAGCTTTAGAAATGGATAGCTCCTCTACTAGAGACGGCATACTTAACAAGATTGCTACGTATGCTAACCGTGCGGCGTACCTGCACTTCCTGTCTGGTGTGTCTTCGGCTCTACTGCAACCTATGCAGTTGTTGACTGTAGGTTTTAACGTACTCGGTGCTCGCCATGGGTACGCCGCCGCGACAAAAGAGTTGATGCGCACGTTTAAAATCTGGAACGAGTTTGGGTACCAGAAAAAGAACGCCGACGGCTCCGTTTCATGGGTGATGCCAAGTATTCGTTACTCCAAGAGTATGGAGGTAAACACCGAAGAGCGTAACGCGCTGTTCGACATGCTCGGCACTGGCGTAGCTGATGAGACTCTTAACAACGAGATCGTATCCCGCAAGAATATGCCGACTGAGAAGTTTGGCACCAAGTGGGAACAAGTAAAGCGTGGAGCACTAATTGCGACTACGGGTTTGATGCACACGACCGAGCGGGTATCTCGTGAGGTAATGTTGCTGACTTCATATCGTTTAAGTCGTGCAAAAGGCATGTCCGTTGAGGATGCCAAGAGCCAAGCAATTTCTGACACCTACGAGGGTGTGGGTAACATGAGTTCTAGCAACCGCCCACCAATTATGCGTAATCCGCTGGGTAAGGTATCGTTGCAGTTCATGATGTTCCCGCTGTACATGGCGTCGTTCTTAGCTAAGAACTTCAAGCGCATGATTAAGCCTATGAACGGGCAGGGTAGGGCTGAAGCTACAAAGCTGTTTGTCGGTACTATGGCAGCTACATGGGTCGTAGCTGGTTCAGTAGGTATGCCCCTGTTTAGCATGCTCACTGGGTTTATTGGTTGGGTGGTTAACGACCTTGGCGATGATGACGACGATGACATGAAGACCCTTAAAGAGATGGGCTTCGAGACTTGGGTGCGTAAGGTATGGTTGCCTGAGCTAGTTGGGCACGAGACCATTGGTGGGTACAAAATCTCTGACATCATTGAACGTGGTCCGTTGAACGCTGTAACTGGGCTGGATTTCTCTAGCCGCTTGAGCCTTAACGATATGTTTGTCCGGGATCGTAAAGAGACTAGGACTACTAAAGAAGGCGCGGTAGAAATGGCTATGGGCGCTACTGGGCCGTTTGGTGCGCAGGTCATGAGCTACATGGATGCTTACGACGCCTTCCGTCAAGGCGACTACCAAAAGGCTATTGAAAAGTCCTCTCCTGCTCTGATCCGTAACTTGGCGCTAGCTTCTAAATTTGCAAACGAAGGCGCTAAAGACTTCCGGGGGGCGGAGCTTATAGCACAGGGCGACTACACCACCGGTATGCTAATTGGACAGCTAATTGGTTTCCGCTCAGACAAGCTGGCCAACATGCAGGAATTAGGGTTCAAGCTAAGTGGGTTAGTGCAGAAGATAAACTTTGATCGCACAAAGCTGCTTAACGTAGCCGACCGTGTGTTCCGCAATAATGACTCGGACGGAATAAACTCCGCCTTGGACGACATAATTAAGTTTAACTCTCAGTACCCTGCGTACGCTATTTCGGTAGACAACATACTCGATTCAATGATGAAACGCGCTACGCAACGCGCCGGATCTGTGTCAGGAGTTATTCTGTCTGAGAAGAATATGTCTATCCCCGGCGTTGCCGAGGCTCTCCAAGCGGTCCAAGATTAAAAAACCCCCCGCACTAGGCGGGGGTAAGGACTCATAGGAGAAGCAACCATGGAGAACAGTTGCAAAATTAGTATAGGCTAGACGCGCCAGACTCGCAAGCCTTTTACTCCGTCGTCAATAACGACTCTGTGTACTACGTTTAGATTTAGCCTTCGGGCTACGCGTGCCACCTGCTCTTTAGCCGCCTTCTCATCTATGCACGGTATAAAGAACGAGGTGTTGCGTTTGAACTTAGCCCAGTTAATCCTGTAGAGTACTTTCTCTATTTTCATTTTGGTCTAGGTACGCATCTACTTGTAAGAAGTCCGATTTGGACGTGTCAAATACTAGCGCACGTACCGGAGGGGAGACCATCTTCATGCCTTTGGACATGCGTTTATTTACAGTGTCTCTGTATATCTCGGCGGTGGACAGGTCATTTAGCAAGTCTTTATAGTTGATCTGCGCGTCTACACAGTAGTTCTTAAACCGCTTAGCCACAATGTACATCAGCTTGGTGTCTGGCTCAAACCGTAATAGCAGCTCACCTCTGGGTTCCAATACCGGCATCGCCGCCATGTTACTTCGGGAGTCCATCTCGTCGTTAACTACCAAAGCATGGTGCATATGGTTGTTAATGAACTCACCCACGATTGTCAGTGGGTTGCTTTGTGGGGGCTTGATCTCCTCACGCATGCTGCCGAGCATGCCCAAAAGCCACTTATATACGCGCTTCATATCGTAGTCGTGCAAGCCAAGGCTCTTAGCGATAAGTCCACCTGCGATATTACATGCGCATACGCCAGACCAGAAACGCTCACGGGCTGTGAACTGAATGTCTTTGTCGAGCTTAGCTTGTATTTCCTTGACCAAGGCTTGTACATCTTCTAGGTTGTCTACAAGGTACTTGGCGTATATGTCACCCGCATGTCCGTAGTTCTCGAACAGTTGTTGGTCAAACATAGCCTTACCCGTAGCTACATCAATAACGTTAGTCGGCCTGATTTCGTACTCAAGCAGGCGCATTGACTCGCCATCTGGTGAATCCTTAGCCGCGCCTAGTTTTTGGTAGAAGCTGGCGTTTGACGACGTGAGGGTCATGTTCTTCCAGTTCGTGTTGTTAATACGAATCTCGTTAGTCTGAGCCTTCATGCGGTTCTTACCCCGACCTTGGGAGATGCTGTACGCCAAGTCAGAAAACTCTGCGGGGCTTGTGTTGGTAATCTCGTCAATCGTATTGGGTAGGTTGTTAAGCACGCCGAGTCGATGGATCTTTGCGGCTTGCGTATCTTTCCAAATAGAGGCTAGGTCTTTGGGATGCCCCCATACACTGTTGCACATGTACAGGATGGTTGACTTGCCTGAACCAGAGCTTTGGTGAATCAGGTTAATGATTGCTCCGCTCAACCCCGTGAACTTCAGTAGCGGAGCACCGAAAGCAGTGAGCGCTCCAAACGCATGTGGCTCCAAGCCGGGTAGGGCATACATGTTGAACACTTCTTTCCACTTCTCGAACGAGCCGCTCGGTGCCAACAGCTCCGCTTCTCTAGCAGTGGTAGTAGATGGTGGGCTGTAAAACGAACCCTCTTTAGTTATTTCACGGTCGCCGACAATGAACACGCTGTCCTTGTCTGTCCAACCAAATTGTGTTCTCATAATCTCCGCCTTGTTTGTTAGTTGTAGGTTTTTTAGGAAAGTGCCTATGTAGTATGTGAGTAGGTCTTGTTGTTTGGGGAATGCGATGATGCCTTGGTATCCCAGCGCGTCTCGTAGCTTTTCTTTAGCCATGACTGCGGTTAGCGGTATGGTGAACTCTTTGACCCCATCTCGTGGTAAGTGCAGTCTGAATAGAACTACTTCCCCGACCTCTTTATCCACCATTCGCTTAACCACGTACAAGTCGTGCTCGTACACTAGCACCGCGTCTTTTTCTCCGTCGGTCTCCGTCTGCATATACACCCCGCCGTGTTTACCTCGGAAGTACGGCTCTGGATACGGGGGTATGCGCACCTGCTCAACTTCTCCATCGTCGTCAACAATATCGACTAGGTTGTCGTCTTCGTCGGCTTCGGCTATTTCGGTGCCGAGTAGTATGGGCGTACTGATGACCCCACGGTTAGGGCACCCTTCGCACCCCTCTGGGTTGTACTTCTCAAACGTCTTGCATAAGTGCGGGCCCGCTATATCTTCGGCCTTACGTGCGGTCTCGATTGGGTCGTAGTCGGGATGGTTCTCAGACATCTTGTGAATGGCTGATTCCTTGTCCACACAGAACTTAGCAATAGACAACGCTGAGCGCCACAAGTCATACTCGATGGACTGTTGGTTCTCGTAGCAGTGCAGTAGCTGTGCGCATCCTGTACCGTTTATCGAACGCATCATGATTGTTTTAAACCGCTTAACCTTGTTACCCATCATGGACTCCATGAGGGGACTTAGTCGGCGCGGAATAAAGTCCGGCGTTTCTTCTAGTGGTTCTGGCGCACCGAGTAGGGCTTTGATTTCGTCGTAGGTGTAAGGCTCAGTCTTGTCAGACATTACCTCAACAGGTAAGGGTTCAGATTTGTGGTTGTGCGTACCCGGTATCCGCAATATACGAGATGCCTCGAATACCGCTGGGTCTACAATAAGTCCGTGCTCGTAACAGAGTTCACGTAGCCTAGTAGCTAGCGTTTCCCACACCGTACGCTCAAGCGTCTCCGCAAGTAACCAGTAGACATGCAGACCATTACCAGAGTTAACCAGAATGGGTCGGCGCAACCCAACAGTGGCACAGAACTTTTGTAGTTCCGCGATACCGGTAGCTTGATCTATGTATCCTTTGATGCGTCCTTGCTCGTCAGGTGTAGCCTTCGACTCCCCGCAGTCTATGTCTAACCACAATGCTTTGATGTGTTTAGCGTTCGCATGCTTACGGTTGTCGAGGAGTCCAAACTTAGCGCATCCAAAGAAAGCGTTTACTTTACGCGCATCGAACTCTGCGGCTATGGCGTCTAACTCTTCACGGGTATCAACGAACCTCTGATCTACATACTTACCGATTCCTACGACGCAAAACCGCCCTTCAGGTGGGAGAACTGCGTCAAGTAAATCAAATTCAGGCATTTTTAGAGTCAGTTAGCCCCGGCGGATTAAATCCACCAAGACGTGTTTACTTTTTTCGTTTTAGCTTTTGCATGAGCAAGGCAATCCGCACGCTACGTTTGTTGTCTGGGGCTGTGGTTCCCCAAAACCAGTTGTAAATCGTAGCCCGACTTACCTCTAGTTCCTCTGCAACTAACATAACGGGGATGCCTTGCCGGATGCAAAGACGACCCAGAGCTACACCCAACAGCTTGACGCTAGCCTTTTTATTGGCTTCAACCAAACGTTGACTGTATCCAATGCTCATGGGTTACTCCTCGTCGCTCCACGCCTTAACTACCGAGTCCAAGTTTTTCTTGGGGGCAGGGGCGTCTGTGTTGGACTTAGTTGATGGGCGCTTTTTGGGCGCTTCTACTTCGTCTTCTTCCGCTGTTGGTACGGCGGCTTTAGGGGCGGCTAACGCTTTGTTACCCGCAGACTCGGCTTGGTAGGGAGTCATGACAACCAAACGCTTCACTTCTTCCTTAGCGCCCAACTCGCCAGTAACTGCGTACTGCGCTTTGTTGATATGCCCAATAGGTGTAAACAAGATCGACTGGTTATCGTTGTCTTCGTTAGAAGTAATACGCGTAATGACCCAATCAATGCTCTTACCGTTATTGGCAACGTACTTAGCATACGTCTCAAACGGAGAAGTGTTTTCGCCGACGGAGTCACCAAACAAAGACTTAGATGCCAAGTTGATCTGATACACCTCACCTTCAAGGCCTGTGCCAAAGTCGTCTACTAACGTAACAGCTAGTCGGCGAGAGAAGCGGCATGCCTTGGAGTTGCCTTGCCCTGAGCCTTTGATGTTCTGCGAACAAGTATCGCATCGATCAGACTGGGGGTTAGCGGCTCCGGCATCTGGAGTACGTCCGTTGTTGGAGAAGCAATCAGGTGCCGTAGGCTCAGCGTCAGGTGTCCACTGCTTCATATAGAAGATGCGTCCAACCGCAGGTGATGCGTTGACAATGATTACGTCTAGAGGCCCTTTGTTCTTGCCCATCTCTTCTTGACCGACCATCTTGCGAAAGATGCCGTTCTTGTGGGTGATGCGCTTAACTCCAGATGTCTTGTTACCTACCAACGACTTGGTTAAGTCGCTAATCGGTGCATTCTGCAGGAAGTCGGGGAGGTCTTGGCTCAGTGTAGTAATGTTACTCATTTCATTTTCCTTCAGTAGGTCTTCTAACAACCACGGTATATTCTCTGTCCACGTTTAAACCCATGGGCAAAAGGTCTGGATTCTCTTCGAGGAACTGCTTCATGTGTGTTTGATGAAGCCGCTTCTCTAGCAAGCCGAACGCATCGTTTTCACTAATGAACCGATACATTGAATCCCAATCACTCGTCGTATACCGTGACTTAATCGAACGGATGATTGTGCCTGATTTGGTGCGAATGGTTTCGGCGTTCGTTTGCTTGCATATATCTAGCATCTCAGCTTCTAACAACTTCATGTCTGCTTCTAATACTTGATCTTCTGCTTCAAACGCACGCTTCATGTCCTGTCGCTTATCTCTAATCCTTATGTACGCCGCCGCTAGCTTACCTAGATCGGGAGCGCCATCTTCTAACTTCTCTTCCATTTCAAACTCCTTACAAAGAGAACCGACTATACCACCACTTTTGACATTGTCAATAGGTGTCAACTAAAATTTGTTTGTATAAGTTAATTATTTCTGAGTGGTGTCGTATGTTGCCACGCAAGAGGCTGTACAGCTTACGCTCAACAGGGCTACCCATGATGTGTATCACAGTCATGTTGTTTTTCTGACCGGGCCGGTCAATACGTGCATTAGCTTGCAGGTATGTCTCAACGCTAGTAACCGGAGCGTACCAGACGATTGTGTTCGCCGCAGTTAGGGTTAGCCCGTGTGCCGCCGCTTGGGGTTGGATGATAAGCACTCGTGGGTTCTCTGACTCTTGGAACCGCTTAACTGTGTCCCCCCGCTTGTGTACTGGGATGCTCCCATCGATGCGCTCAGTTGCGATGCCCTGCTTCTTCAAGAAGTCTTCAAGCAGTTGTATGGTATGCGAGAACGGTACAAACACCAGCACCTTGTGCGATGATTCCTCTACAACTTCAAGCACTGCGTTTAGTCGGTTCTTGACATCAAACTCAATGACTTCTTTGGTAGACGTATACACTGCGCCACCAGAGATTTGTAACAACTTGTTTACCTTAGCCGCCGCATTGATAGCCGTTACTTCTTCGCCGTCGGCTTCGACCAACATCTGCTTGACTAGAGTGTCGTAGAACTTCTTCTGCTGTGCGCTGAGTGGCGACTCCCTGTCAATATGTGTAACTGGCGGCAAGTCAAGGCAGTCGGCTTTCTCAAATCTAATCGCAGGCTGTAACACCTTATGCACTGTTTCTTTTGCTCCCGCCCGTGGCGTCCAACGGTATTGGGTTACTGGAAACATTACTTGGTCACGGAACATGCCAAAGAACTTCGGCACCCCGTCGGGGTTGACCAGCTTTGCTAATCCGTAAGCATCCGTAGGTGACTGAGCCGCTGGTGTACCAGTCAGCATCCACAAACCTTTGACTTGTCTACAAATATCCCGCATGGTACGCCACCTATCGGTCTGCGCGTTCTTGTAAGCCGACGCCTCATCGATTACGATCAAGTCAAACTTACCGTTGATGATTTCGTTCTTGAGTATCTGTACGCCATCGAAGTTGACGACTACGTATTCCGACCCCGCTGCTATTATTTCTTTACGTTTACGTGCGGAGCCGTATGCGACAGACACGCTACGGTGCAGTGCAAATTTAAATAGGTCGGCTTGCCATGCGGAAGTCATGATCGATAGCGGGCACACTATAAGCACCCTGCGTATCACGTTGACAGACATGAGGTAGTCGGTCGCCCAAATAACTGAGGCCGTCTTACCTGTGCCCTGCTCGTTAAAGCAAAAGGCTTTTCTGTTCCCGATTAGGAACTCACATGTTTTCTTCTGATGGTCAAATGGCGTAAACCCATGTGGTCTGGGCCATTCGTATTCTGACAGTTGCATCTAATTCTCCAAATAGGGTGTCGGTCTTTCCCGACTGTCAACTAGATCACCAAGTACAAAAGGGTGGGCCTCGGCTCTAGCTGGTACGGTTATGTGGGTATGTCAATCACCCCCACGAGCTGTCCAATATCACTCGTACCTTACGTCTTGGAACTAGCTTTTGCTTTATTACTCTTTACTGAATGGTCGCTGTTACGGGCAAAGGACCGGTTAGCGCTTGGGGTCTTTAGCTTCAGGTTGGATTTGGCATTAGTGCCGCCTTTGCTCAGAGGTACTTTGTGGTCGATGTCTTTACCGTTACGGTCAACACCGTCCCTGTCCATCCGGTCTCGGGCGCGTTGTCGCGCTAGCATAGCGGCGTACGCTTTTGTCCCCTTCTTGGGGTTGATTTGCTTGGGGCGGTCGTCTGGGTTTTTATACGCCATTTTATGATCCTATCTTTACTCTTTGTTCGTAACACGTAACTAGGTTCTTTAGAGCCGAGAAAAACGATCCAGCCTCCATACCACCGTACAGTGTTACCTGCAGTTTGCCAGTATTGCATCTAACCACTTCTGAATACTCTTCCGCAAGTATTTCCATGGGTGAACCCCCGTGGCCGTCCGTGTCAAAAGTTATAACGGTTTTTTCGTCGTTGCCACCGCTGTTGTCATTTGTTACAGCTACGTTTAGGAAGCCATAAAAGTTGCTGTCTTGGTTAGTACTAACCGCTACTGACTCTTCAAACTGCTCGTTGTCAAACTCTAGCCATTGCGCTTCTACCATGCTAACTCCTGTTATGTTCACAGTGCTTCACTGGACAGAATCGGCACAGTGGGCCGCTTATCGGGTTCCACACGTCATTTTCTAACGCCGCTTCAATTCGCGCAACCCCTTGTTTTGGCTTTTCCAAATACAAATTGATGTTCTCTGGCTTATGTATAGCCCTTACAAATTCGTTACTAACCACAAACATTAAAGCGGATTTAATGCGTTCTACTTCTGGAAAGTATTTGAATAGCGCAGTAGCCACAAGGTCCAACTGTTTAATGTCCGCGTATCGGGCATTCTTGCTGGTCTTGTAGTCCACCGAGTAAGCTAACTTCTTTTCCTTGTCTATGATGACCAAGTCGGCAACCCCCCGCCACCAGACGCCCTTGTCAAAGAACCCGCAGGGCTCCAAGTCTTCGGTCAAGCCTAGCTTTAGTTCGCAGTGCTTCTCACCGGGGATGGCTTTGAGTTGCTCTAACGCTGGTTGTAGGTAGCTGAACTGAGCCGGTATCTCTACCCCATCTCGAATAAACTCCTCGGCAACGGTGTGCATAGACGTGCCGTACCGTGTTGCGTCGGTGTCGCCGTCTTGGATGTCCTTAGCGACCTTCAAGTGGTAGTACTTGCGAGGGCACTGCTCAAACGTTTTCAGGCTACTGTATGACCATGCGATGCTCATGCGTTTTCCTTAAAATTGTTCAGGGGGTATTCTAAATTCCCAGAAACCGTAGGCGTCACCTCTGTCCCAACGCTCCCACGAAAAATGGACATCTCTTGTCTTCTTACTGACGTATTTCCACAGTACGCGCATTTCATCTAAGGCTCTTAGCCTGCATGTCTGTGATAGCGTTTAGCGCCAATTTGGTTTCCGCTAAAGCGGTAAGCGCGGCTTCTTTGGCTACATCAAACTCTCTGTCGAGCATTGCTGAGTGTAGTTCTTTAAGGGCCTTCTCTGCCATCATGCAGGGGTACGCGTAATCAATCATTAGTTCTCCTTCAACAATCGCCATAACTTTTGCCATATCCAGCCTCACAATTTAACGGTAAATCTTCGGCCCACTTGGGGCGCATGCGCATACATTTCTCTACGTATTCCATAGCCTCAGTAGCTTCTGAGTCGGGCACAACGCAAGCAATTGCGTCATGAACCGTCATAACTACTTTGTACCTCTTTGCAACAGCGAGCATTTGCTCACCAATAACAATACGGGCTAGCGCTTGGCATACGTTCTCAATGACCTTACCACCATAGATGCGGGTCGGTATTACAGCACGACCTTTTTTGGTGTCATACATTGTCTCTGTACGATTCTCCTCGTTGGCCTGCATACGCAGGTTAGGGTACTTGACGTATAACCCGTTGGGTAGCCGTATTCCTTTGGCCCCCTCAACAGTTAGCACATCTTCGCACCCGAACGACATCATAACGTTATCGCGCACAGCTTCAAGCGCCTTACCCGCTTTCTTCCATAGTTTTGGTATTTTGGGGTAAGTGTCTCGATAGGTGTCAATGATGTGTGTCGCTTCGTCCTTGGTAATGTTTACCCCAAAGGTCTGTAACTGGGCTTTAAACTTGTCTGCCCCCATACCGTAACCCGCGCCGAGAATCGTAGTCTTACCAACAAACCGCTCGTCCTTGGTTATGTCGTCAATCGACTTGCCGTATATAGCCGACGCCATTATCTTGTACACGTCCTCACCACGATCAAAGGCTTGCACCAAGTCATCTTGCCCTGCTAGCCATGCTAGCGTACGTGCTTCAATTTGGGACGAGTCAGAGTCGATCATTACGTGACCATCAGGAACGATAAGCGCGTACTTCAAGGGGCTAGTTCTGGGCAAATTCTGAAGATTCAATTTGTCGTCACCACCCCACCGTCCGGTGTGCGCGGCGTAGTAACGTAGGGGAACTGGTAGGGCGCCCCTCTTGGCGATCCCCAAAAAGCGTTGGGTTCGCGTCTCCTCGATGGTTGACTTAACGCCAAGCCTAGCCGCCACGATAGCTTGCACAACGGGGTTCTCGTGCTCTAACAAAGCCTTGAACCCCTCGTCACTCTTGGCGAACGCGTACGCTTCTTTGCCTGTACGCAGGCTTGTCTTAGTCGGCGGCACCACGCCCAATGACTTGAGTAGTTCAGCTAACTGGGGGTTGCTCATCAACTGGTCACGCTCGATCAGTGTCTTGTTCATCAACTCGCGTTTCTTAAACTGCACGTCTGCTAGGTGTTTCTTCAGTACTTCCGTATCTAGATACAGCGTCGGCTCCGAGAACATGCGCAAGGTCAGGTCAATTAAACGCAACTCGAACGGCGGGAAGTCCTGAGACATCTCCATGAACAGCGCATAGGTAAGCGCCACATCATTCTCACAGTACTTGCCGTATTGCGCTAGTTGTTCGGCACCGAAGGCTAGTCGGCGCAGTCCCTTAGCGTCGTTTACCTCTGTACCTTTAGCGCCGAGCTGGTAGTGTTCGGTTAAGGCTTTTAAGCTACCACCAACTTCCGTACCGTGTACTGCTCGTGCCATGCTCAGGGTATCCAACCAACCCTTGGGCTTTATGCCGTAGTGCCAAGTCAGGATAGCCGCATCGAACATGGCGTTATGGGCAAGGGCTAAGTTGTTCTCGAAATCAAACCCTTTTAGAAACTTCAGTATAGTTTCGTCATCACCCGTACACCAGACCGGCTCGGCGTCATCTACCTGTACTGCAACCCCGACAACCTCGAACTCGTCGCCGCGAACGTATTCTTCCGTAGTCAGTTTGCTAAGGCTGTACGTCTGGGAGTAGAACGTTTCAAAGTCGAGCGTTAAAATCTTCATTGCACACACTCTGCTATAACTTTTACCAAGTAGTCCAAGTTGGTCTCGTTAATGACGCAGGTGTACCCGCCCGATTTGTTTATGTCGCCTAGGTTTTTCCATTGGAGCGCGGTTGGTTCGCCCTTGCCAGCTTTGGCTTCAATGGCAACGAATTTGCCGTTTACACAGCATAAAAAATCTGGGACTCCGCTTGACCCATAGCCTGTGCCGATTGGCATGGCGTAATAAATTCCATACTCTTTAAGTATGGTTTTGATCTTTGCTTTGACTTTCGCCTCTGGTGTTTGTGCCAATCTAATCTCCTAATGAGTAGAGACTATAACACAACTTTAGACTTTGTCAACAGTAGACAATAAAAAAGCCACCCGAAGGTGGCTTAGTGGTTACCCTAACAATGTTAGGTCAGTCGCAACGTACTTTACCGTTCCATGTATTCCTACACGTAACCGAGTTGCCACGGTTGTCTTGGATGCGAGTGCGCCCTTGCCAGTCCTGATCTTGGGTTGTTGAGTACCCAGAATCATCCGTACACACGATGCGCCCTTGCCAGTCCGTTGCACAGGTAGTGCCTGCTAGAGAAGCGGTTGACAGTGTTGCCGCTGCGATAAAAAGTAAAGCGTTTTTCATGATTAACCTTTCATGGATTGTTCAAGTTGCTTGGCGTACCACGCCATTTTGCCTGCGTCTTCTGGTGCGTTGTTCTTCGCGCCTAACCGACTTGCGTATTTAAGCACGTTGCCGCGTAAGTAGCCAATGTACTCCTCCTTGGTCAACTTCGCCTTTATGAACTGAATCGTCTCAATGCCGCCAACTTTGTAGTGTGGCGGGTGGTTCACCATGTCGGCTACTGACGTACCGTTAGCGCCAGCGTTGAGCTTCTCGGCAATCGAACTATTACTGGTAAACGCTCTGGTGGATACCCACGTCGGCTCTTTCTTTACCTTCTTAGCCTTCTTTTTCTTGTTGTCTGCGTAACGAACGGCGTACACGTCTGCGCGTTTTACCCCTAGTGTTTCCGCTACCCATGCAGGTTTTGCATTAGGGTTTTCCTTAATAAACAAACGGATTCTCTTAGCCCTTGACGCCGCCTTCACTTTAGTGGCTAGGTCGAGTTTGGGTTCAGTTTGGGTCTTAGTTAACATTGCTTTCTCCTTGGGTTTGGCTTCTAACGTAGTCGGTGAGGATTTCTCTGATCTTGGCTTGCTTTCGGTACGGGTACTCTTTGTTGAAGTATTCCATAACTTCTTTAGATAGCCGTAGGCTTGTTGCGAATAGCGCGGGTTTTTTACCGGGCCCTCTGGGTTTTCGTTTTCGTTGTTCATCCATGTCTACTCCTTTAAAATAATGCTTCTTCCGTATTGTTAATACGATGCTTTGTCATCATGCGTAATCGGCGCTTCACCTCCTTCTCTGTTGGTAACGTCCTCGGAAATGGCCAGTTGGCTGAGGGCGTAAATGTGTTCGAGTTTATGTCGTAGTCGCAGTGCTTCCGTGACAGCGGTTTCGAGTCGTCTTTTAAGTATGTGGTTTTCACGAATCATGTCTCCTAGTTGTAGGTCTAACTCAATCTCTGCGTCCGTCATGTGTTCTTCTCCTTCAGTCCGAACTTGTTTCTGATTGCATCGACACAATAATGACCGTCCATCCCCTTGTCACCAAGGTCTTCACAGATAGACATAACATCCTCCAGAATCAACTCGGCGAACTTTTCCATAAAAAATCGTTGTTGTTCTTCGTGTGGTTTATCGTAATGCTCATTGCCAACATAAAAGTCACAATGTTCAGCAAGTTGTTTAATTTGTTCGTTCATGTCTTCTTCCCCTTTACTATCGGTGTCCACTTGGTGCGCGGCTCGTTGGCGTGTTTGATATAGAAATGAATCAGGTGGTCAAAGACTTGTACGTACGTCATGCGCACCCCTGTCTGCCCC